TTCTGGGGGGGCAACAAATGAACTCACGGATTTGCAAACTGGCAATTCGTTGGGTGACACATTATTCGGCGACACCATCACAAAATGGTACGGAACTTCTGTTGATGGCAACTTGATTGAGGATCAAGGCTTCGCTGCTGTCGATGCACTGGGTAACGTCATCGGTTCTTGTAGCGCCACGGACCCGGCCACTCAACAACCCGGCTTCTCATTCGCCAAGGTCGGGATTGCACTGAATTATAAATTCCAATTCCTTACTTCGGCCTAGGCGTGATTGAATGGCGCGAATGACCAAAGCGGCAGGACGCCGAAGACTGGCGGAGATTCTGAGCAAAGCCAAGAAACTCTATCTCAGAGACTTCATTTCAACCAAAGACCTCGACAGCATCGAGCGAATAGCCAAAATGCGATCTAAGCAACTCAAGTGAGGTGGCAGCATTGACACTCGTCGGAGAAGGTGGGGCCGGGGGAACAGGCAGCCAAACCGGGACGCCAGCGGACGTAACCGCCGAGGTCCAGAGGAGACTAGCACAGCAAGAAGCAAACAGACAAGCAGCAGCAGAAGCGCGGGCAGCGAGGGCAGCAGCAGCGGCAGCACGTGCAGCAGCAGCAGGTAATGGGGCCGGGGGATATACTGCATTCGACCCCAGAGGGGCCTTTCAGATTCCAAATAACTTCTGGGGCTTTGCCATGCTGATGATGGGGCTGAGATGATGACACATTCGATATCCCCGCGCGTGTATAAACTCCTAAAGAACATCGACCTCGAGAACGTAACCAACGCTCAAGTGACTTCAACAGGCGATCCAATCACCATAGAGGAACTGAACCGGGAAGAATGTGTGCGTTTGATTATCGTGAACCTCGCTAGACTGTCAGTCAAACAGGAATGGGACGGGTTGCTAGGATGAGGCCCGAGGATCGTAAGCCTGCAAAGAGGGTCTTTCCCCTGCTTCAGAACCTCGATCTAGACTCTGTGACGTTCGCTCAGGTGCAAAGTACAGGGAACCCCATCAGCATCGAGGACATGAATGAACAAGAAATGCTTGACCTCATCGTGGTGAACTTGGCGAGGCTCTGTTGCGCCGGTGAGTGGACGGGACTACTAGAGGCAGGGAGCAGCGAATTTAACGTGATTCTCCCTGAAGACTTCATCTCAGGGGACTATACCCGCTATGTCTTGAACTCTTATCCGCCATGGGGTTCGTCGACAACTACCAGTCAGAATTTCAGCACCAGCACCACCTTCGACAAGTGTTTCTTCTATCCATTCATCGCCCCTGAATCCGGTGTGGTTGCCGAGATGGGTATAGAATTCATCGTGGCCTCGTCGGAATCCAATGACATCCAAGTCGGGATCTATTCGACCACTGCCACCACAGGCGCCCCGGACACGCTGCTCGGAAAGGGGGAGTTTGATTCCGAATCTACTGGCGCGGTGTATGACACCACCCTGTCCGCAACTGTCACCTTGGTAAAGGGTCAAATGTACTGGCTCGGCATAGTCCGCTCGACTACAGGAATCAATGTCACCTTCCGAGGTATCTCGAAGGCGTACATTGCATCAGCCTCTTGTTGGAACGCTCCGAACATCAACGGCAAAGGTGGCACCATTCGGTTAGACAATGAAGACCTTAGCCTCCCAACGGACAGCATCACTCTGACCGACTTCTTCCCTACCGATCTCGATAACCCCGCGGTCAGTCTGAAAATAACGTGATCATATGCCTCTCTCAAGAAACGTCCGAGTATATGCCGCCGGTGTTCTCCAAGAAGAATACCAGCGAAGTTACACATGGGAAGAGGTCAGAGCCGAGCGCGACAGAGAACTCACAGAATCAGATTGGCGAGCGCTGAAAGACGTGACACTGACAACCCCATGGCGGGACTTTCGCGCAGCATTGCGAGATCTCCCTCAGAATCATAGTGAGAGCAACGACGCATGCGACAACTGGCCTGAATCGCCGGAGTGATCCGATGACGAAGCGACCACCCGATCAAGTGATCGAGTATCGAATCTCACTCCAAGACAAACAGTCCGAGCAACTAGATTCACTCATTGCCGCGGTCCAATTCAAACAAGTCACTTCTGGGGCCGGTTCCGTTTTAGAAGGTCTTGGAATCCCAAAGATTGCAGAAGACTTGAATGACCCCATCCAGATAACACAGACATTCTACTCAATCGCGATAATCCTTGAATTCCTCGGAATCGAAACAGGACTTCCCACCCCTGTTGACGCTCTCCCGTATTTGCAAGAACTTCAGAAAGCGAATGAAGAACGGTGGGCAAAAGCAGGAAACAAATCAAAATGGTACAACCCGGCCTCTTGGAAAATCTTTGATTTCATAGGAGATACCCAAGCCGCTATATTTGGAATAGATCGAGATAAACCGCCTTGGGAACAGGAGCGGTGAAGAATCCCAACAATGGCGCTTCACATAGGGGGGTAACGACTACGATTTGGGGCCATCGGTCCCGAATAGACGTAGATCCATCATGGAAGCGGACTCCGGGGGTTCATCGCCGTTAGCAACAGCGAGGATATGTTCTTGAAGAAATTGGACGGTCTTCTTTGACTGTCTTAACTGCGCAGCCAGTCCGACTCTGTTCGCCGGTCCGTTATCCGCGGTGAACTTGATTGCGTAACGAATCTCTGAACTCTTCATCCGGGCAGGCCATGATTTGTAGATGCGATATGCTTCGTTGTCGAGGGTGGCTGATATCAAGTGCATTCAATCACCCCCGTCTAGTCGATATTTAGAATCCGAACATTCAGGGTTCACACAATAGGGTTCAATTCCCATTATGAATCCTGTATTGGCAAACATCAAACTATTCTTCTTGCAGGTCGGGCAAATTCCACTCATGGGTTGTACACCACCAATGGATTCTCTCTCCAGCAAGCCGCACAACACCACGAGGGGGGGTGCTGTTGGGTATTGCGACCCCGGCCCCTACGCACGACCATGACGGCCCCACAGGACTTGCGTTTCCAGCATGCTATGCACTTCGTGACCCTGCTGGTCGGGAACTCCAGAGCGAGCCATGTGGGCATTCAACTCGCCTCCTTCAGGAACACGTCTAGGAGCCTTCGACAGTGCGGGCAGGGGATAGTCACCTCAAACGTCCTTGAACTGCGTGGAGTGTCGTCTATGGGCTTCATTCAATCACACCCCGATCCGATATGCACACCATAGTTTGTCGTTGTCAGTATGCGTACGCCATTCAATTCCACAGTTGGGACAATGTTTCATATTCATCTTTATCACCTGTGGAGGGTCGGCGTGATCAACGGATATACGACCAACTCGTATTTCGGTGTCAAGCGTTTGGATGCACTCTCTCCCCGACCCTCCACTTGATAGGAGGGGCCTAGAGTATAATATAGTGCCGGTTGTTGAAGTCAAGGCTTCGGGGGCTGCCGCCCCCTCACCTCACCGCCTCCCGCCGTACCTGTTCAAGCCCACATTAGCCACCGGCTATCAAGATTCTCTAGTATTTTGAGTGAAATCGGACGATGAAGGAAGGTATATGGGCGGTAGACTCCCGGTATAGGGACATGGTAGCCCTTGAACTGCTTATTTTGCTCTGTTTGAGCGCCCTGACACTGGTTTCTGTCATCATTCTTGGCCTCTGGATTAGGATTGAACTCGCAAACATGCTAGAATTGCTCGATGAACGTCTTGCTTTGGCTCTCAAGAGTACCATTGACCGACTGATGGAAGGCGGGATGGGGGAGTTTGAACCCCCGAACCCGATCCAAGGTGCCATAGCGCAATTAATTCAAGGCATGGCGCAGCAGAAGTTGAACACAATCGACGCAACGGTGACGAACAGAGGTCCGGATGGACAGTTTGCAGCCATGGAAGAGACATAGTGATAATTATAAGCGAGATTTTCTATCACTCGCGTTATGGCACGCAGGAAGAAGGCAATAAGGCGAAGGCGGGCTAAGACAATCAGTTTGATGAATCTCGCGGAGAGTTACGCGTATGCATCCTTAATCACCGGCGGCGTTTTTGGAAATTCACCAGTGGGGGTTCTCGGGTTCGATAGCGCGGGCGCAGGGTCCACAGCCATGACGACCACGAACGGTGGCCTGACACTACAATCAATCATCAGCGATCCCGGAACGTCCTTCGATTCCATGCAAGCAAATTTCATGGCGAACTATCAGGCGATGGCCGTGAGCGCGATCGGCATCGGAATTACGATGAAATTCGCGAAAAAACTTTTAGCAAAACCTATCAGAAACGTCAACCGAAATTTGATGTCACCTTTGGGAATCGGAGTCAGGATATAAAATGGCAACTAACACAGTGACAGGCTGCCTTCAGTGCAGCGACGGAACAAACATACCTCTGAAACTTGAAGTCGCAGAGGGAACAGAAACCTCTCTGACCACAAATACGGTCTACACCGCGGTCGCATCTAACGTTGGGGATTTCGCACCCGGAAAGACCGTCGTATCCGGTCTAGTGTCCTGCCCGAATGGTGTGGGGTACTGCTTCATACTTTCTCAGGGGCTCATTGCTGCAATCATTCCGTGGTCGGTGGCAGGGGCCGTCACGGATGGAAGCCCCGCACTCTGCCAACCTTACACTCTGAAGGCCGGAGATATCGTCCGGGTCATGAACTCGACTGCGGCATCGAGATTAGCAGCAGCCGCGGTTTACACCGCTCGCGGAGTCTCAAGGATTTTTACGGTCACCGTTTCTGGGGGGGCAACAAATGAACTCACGGATTTGCAAACTGGCAATTCGTTGGGTGACACATTATTCGGCGACACCATCACAAAATGGTACGGAACTTCTGTTGATGGCAACTTGATTGAGGATCAAGGCTTCGCTGCTGTCGA